AACACCTTGGCGTTGCCGAGGATCGGCCCCTTCACTCCAGCCAGACGGGCCTCCTTGGAGACACCCTGATTTACCCGATAGGCATAGCCATATTCACTATCAGGAGTTTCCCACAGAACGAGATTGAGAATCTTACCGTTCTTGCCCTCGTAGAGATGAGCCTTGTCGATCTTGGAGACGTTGATGGATACGCTAATCATTGTTTTTTTAGGTTTAGGTTTACTGACGGAAATCAGAACGGGTCGTCCTTCTGGACGGGATTCTGGACGGGCTTCGGAACGTAAGCTTTGACGACCGGGTTGGCCGGACGAGCGGCCTCGCCATCGTCGTCTTCCTGCGTAATGCACAGGAATGCGGCGAGAGCGTAGCGACGGAGGTAGGTCGTCGCAGAGCCCACTCCCTGCGGGTCAGCCTTGGGCAGCGGAGAGCTAGCCGTGTCCTCGATCCATTGCCCGGAGGTGTGCAGCAGGCGGGTGGTCAGATGCACCCGATCCCCGCCGTCTCCGAGCGTCTGGAGTACCACGATCCCCGCTTTGTTGAGCGGGCCCTTGGTGGCCTCGATGACGCTCCCGAGGGAGGCGTAGCTGTTCTTGAAGTGCGGGTTCTTGGCGTCCTTAGACGCATTAGCCACTTCGCGTTGAGCGACCAGAAGGGCCGCGCTGATCAGGTCAATTTTGTCCGATGTTTTCATTTTTATCCTCCATCATTTCGTTGGTTTCCTGCATCCAAAGCATAGCCATTTCAACAACCTCAGCCTGCTCTTGGCAGGTGGGTTCTTCAAAGCGGTTCATAAAACCGCTGATTACCATCGCAGCCTTAGCGAGCTGCGTCTCGTAAGTGTCTCGGTCGGGTCTCATTTTTATCATCTTTATGTCGCTGTTCTTGTGGTGGATTCTTCTGCGGAAGGGAAGCCTTTTCTTTGCCGAAAGCCATATCCCAGCCAGTACGAAAGGCTTCCGAGTGATTATTCCGAGGTGAATCTCCTTTGCCTGCGCTCATCGTGCGATCTGTTGGAACTTGGTGGTGGGCCGATTAAAGACCATTCGGATCGAGGCGCAGCCGTTGTCGCGGCCCTTAGCTTGGACGATCTCCACCTCTAGGTTCTGGACGGTCTGGTCGTTCAAGCTCTGCGTGCCGCCCTCGGAGTTCTCGGAAGGCAGATGGATGAAGATCACTCGGTCTGCGTCCTGCTCGATGTTGCCGGACTCCCGCAGGTCTGACAGGCGGGGAATGCGGTTCTCGCGTTCCACTTCCCGACTCACCTGAGCCAGCAGGATGACGGGGATGCCCATCGAGACGGCGAGGTCTTTGAAGGCTAGGGTCGTCTGTCCAATGGCGATATCGCGTGTCTCGCCTTTGCCGTGCGGTGGCACGTAGAGTTGGAGGTAGTCGATGACCACAGCCTTGACCTGCATAAACGCTTTGCAGGCTTCGATGCGGGCGGCGATCTGAGCGGGGTTCCGATCCGAGTCGAAGATGTGCAGCTTCTTGGACAGGTTTACCTCGATCTCCTTCAAGGCGTTCTCGAAGGCTTTGATCTGGTAGGGATTGGCTTGCCGGGATTCGATGGCTCGGACGGAGACGCCCGACATCATTCCAGCTAAACCTTTGCAGACCTTCTTAACGGGCATCTCACGCGAAAAGAGGAGCGTGTCGCCATATCGGGACGCGAAATGGCGGCAGATATCGCGGGCCATTGAACTCTTGCCGACACCCGGACGAGCGGCGATGACGATCAGTTCACCGCCAGTCGCAGCCCCCAACTCTTTGGTCATATCCGGCCAAGGCCAAGTCATACCAGTCTGCTCGGCCTCCCCGGAGAGAAGCTTGGCGAGGTCAGCCATCACCTGACTTGCGGCGTCCTTGAGGCTCACCTGCGTAGCGGTCTGATTGCGGATGGCTAAGACCTTGCTGATCTTGGCGACGAACTCATCCACCTGCGGCTTGCCCGCTAGGGCCATTTGCGTGGTTTCTGAGGCCACCACAGCCAGTTCCCGGGCCTGATACGCATCCCGGAGGGCATCTAGGCTGTAAGCGAACGCTAGGGGCGTAGGCGAGGCTCCTGAGATGTCGGCGAAGTTCTGCATCCCGCCCACCTTGCGGAGGTCGGGGTCGGACTTCTTTAGTTCCGCGCAGATGATGTGCGGCTCCAGCCCAATCCCCTTGATGTGAGCCTCGTTGACCTGCTTCCAGATCACCTTGGCGAACTGGGAGTAGAACCAAGCCTCCGTGACCTTGTAGTCCAGAGCTTTCAGAAGGGCCGAAGGCCCCTCGTTCATGATCACCGAGAGGACGATCCTCTCAGCTTCTTCATTGTGCGGGAGTTTCATTTATCTTTCTGCGGTTTAGGATGTGTTTGAACTCTTCGTTGGTCAGGTAGTGGCGCTGATAGCCCAATCCGGTGATGCGCTGGGCTATGTTCTTGGGATCAACTTGCGGGAACTCGGCCTGAAGCTGCTTCAGAGTAAGCCCCCGCCTCATCGCATTCTCAAACTGTATCCGTAAGGATAGCGTCGAGCCGGGCGATTTGATCAGCGTTGAGATGCTGGAAGACTGCGGGGTCGCGGATGAAGGCTGTGAGGTCATTTATCTGTGTCTCTAGTTTGGCGGCGAACTCGGCCTTCACTTTGGCCGGGCGTCCGCATTGCAGGACATCAAGCTGTGCTCTTTGTGTTAATGGCGTTATGGACATTCGGGAATTGTTTGGCAAAGATGGCTTTGATCAGGTTGGCAAGCTCGCGGTGCTCCGTCTGCGTATGCTCGGCGCACCTTTGTTCGAAATAATGCAGCCAGCTTCGGACGTTGCCGGTGACGTACATCCGAGTGCGGGTCGCAAGCGGCAGGATCATCCGAGCCGTCTCCTTACTTACGCCCCGCGCAACTAGGCACCCGTACATCTCGTAGGCGTCAGCCACAATTGCGTCCACACCGCGCAGCAGATCAGGATCGGTGATTACCTCGCCAGATGCTTGGCGGTTTTTCTCGTCCTGCTTCCGCAGTTCGATGGGCTCCACCGCAGAACTGACCGCATACCTTTGGGAAAACTCCTGAAAGGTAAACGAGCGATGGCGCAGAAGCTGGGCGGCAATGGCCCGTGACGTTTCTACCTCCACGGTCATACTCGCCGTTTCGAAGATGCTCCAATGCCCGTGACGAATGCAGTAGGCAAGGAGGCGAGGAGCCGTCTCCGTGTTGAGCTGGTTAGACGGGTTGCTGACCCGAGCGCAGTAGGCGATGAGGTCGTCTGCGGTGAGGATGCCCTGCTCGATGAGGTCGGCACAGGGCTGGGTGATACTGACGAGCTTGGCATTCACGCGGCACCTCCAATGTGGGACCGCTTCAGGCACCGGATAGCGGCCAAGGCGGAGTTCCGCATCATCTCACGATTGGCCTTCATCCGGCCAATCTCCGTACTGTGCTTTGCGCTGAGGCGATACACCTCAGCCCGGCCGAGGAAGAAGGCGTACATCGCCAGCGGGGACCGGTACATTTGATCTTTAGTCTTCATTGTGTGCTGCTTTCTGTGTTTGGGTTTGGTTTCCTACGACGGGGCGAATCCCCGTCTGCATCCATTGAAGGCACAGCAAGTAGCCGTGCGCGTCAATCAAATTGTCGTCCTTCGGCTTATGTGCCTGCCTCCGAAGCTTTAAGGCACACATCATCAGGGGAACGTCCTCTGCGGTGATGGGGCTGGTGAGCCGGGTGTTGAGGAGTCCGGTCCACATCGCGGCGATGCCGCTGAAATCTTGATCCGGGGTTCCATAAGACTCGTTCCTGTCCCCGGTGATCAGCCTGATGGCTTCTTCTGCGTGGTTCATTCGAAGTCCTCCCGATCAGGACCGTCTTCGCTTTGAATCACGATTCCGACTACGATTCCGATTAGGAATCCCAGTCCGCTGCATATTAATGTCATCATCTGTTTTGTTGGGTTTTAGGTTTTTTCGTTTTTCCTGATTTGGCTGATTAGCCGGTTGATTGACTTCCTGATCGCGGGCCATTCGTCCGGGTTAATCGCAATCTTCCCGTATAGTTCTACCGTTTGCTCAACGAGCAAAAACTCGCCGCCACCTTCATCTACAATGGTGATGGTAGTAGCCGTCTCGCTAAACAATTCTGCTTTATGCGGAAGAAGTATCACGCTTAATAAGCGTTCTTTGTATTCTGGATTTAACTCACTCATCTTTGGTTTTGGGTTTTAGATTAAGAATTTGAATGTATGTTTTTCCAATCCCCGGCAGGGCGATGCTCAGCCGAGTCCTAGCAGTAACATCTAAAGATCATCTTTGTCTACTGACCTAGCCGAGATGCAAGAGACTTCCATAGGAACCCCTATGGTCTGCTGTTCCCGTTGGCTTATTCCTCCAAGGCAAGCTCAGAGTTTCGGGTTGGGCGGGTCTGACCTGAGCCTGAGTGCT